CTATCATGCGTGACTCTAAGAATCTAGCAGTAGCAGACTTTTGGCTTGATGGCACTACATAAGCAGCGTAAGACAAGTCTTGTAAGCTCTTTGTTAAGTCAGCCAATACAGGACGAGGAACGTTTAATCTCTGTAACTCAGCTAAAGCTGCTTGAGCTTCATCAGGAGTTAGATTGTCTTTGTTTAATGTGTTAGCTAGTATCTTGTTTGCAGCAGTAGTTTGATCGCCAATACCAGCAGCGTTAAGCGCACCACGAATCATGCTACCTGCACCTTTGATAGCTACAGGTAAAGTACCGCCAAATGCTCCGCCAACAACTCCACTTATAGCAGCATTTTCTAACGTATTCTTCTCTGCTGTACCTGCACCAGTTAACGCACCTGTACCAGCTCCTACGGTTGTACCACGAGCAATCTGACCGCCTATAGTTTCACCAGTAACAGCAGCCTGTGTAGTCCCACTAGCACCTTTTAATTTTGTAAGCGCACCAAATGGAATAGCCATGCCACCCGCTAACTCTAGTGGAGTAGCAAAGCCAGGATTATCTATGTTGTACTGTGTTTGCTGCGCTCTTAATCTATCTCTGATTGACTCGTATTCTTTTCCGCTAATAGCACCAGAACGTAATGCAGCCTCTAGTTCGTCAGCAAAGCCAAAGGTAACACCTTGAGCTACTGTTCTAGCTGTTTCTGCTGCGCCAGAATAAGGAACTCCCTTCTGAAAAACAGACGTAGAAGGAACATTCGCTTCTCCGGCTACAGGTAATGTTCTGTAATCAATGTTTTGAGTTGCCATTATGGTTTTACCCTTCTAACGCCATCTGGATCAACAAATATTGTGCCTTTTGGATACTTAGGGTCTTTTAATAAATTATTAACATCAGTTTGAGTAAATGTATGTGGCTCAAATTTTGGAATATCCAATGGAACTTCTGGCTCACCTAGCTTTGAGTTTCTACGTCTGCGGATAATTGAGTTCTGAGCATCATTAGCAGCACGTAAATTAATTTCCATTAGCGTATTAATAGCTTTAGCCGCACCTGTAGCAGAGTTTGCTGCCTGTAATTCATCTACTGCACGTTTTGCATCTGTATCTGTTTGTGTACCTTTGTTTAGTCTTAGTGATTCGTTAACTAAACGCACTTTAAACGCCTCAAAATCTTTCTTATTTATAACCATTGGATCGTTACTTCCTAATGCACCTCTAACTGATGCCATAGTTGAAGAACCCGCACCGAATGGTATAGCACCTGATCTAATAGAGTTAATATATTTATTAGAGTCACTTGCTATATTGATAGCTGTTTGACCTCTATCGTAATCTTCATCTTCTTGCTTTTGTATCGCAGCAGGTAACTGAACTTGCTTTACAGGAGGTACGTAATCTCCAACTGGTCTTCCAGTTTGAGCATCAACTACTGGTAATCCAGGTCTTGATGGAAGGAAAACCAATCTACCACTAGCATCAACAGTAGGCTGAGATGCGTACATTGATTTAGTAGTACCTTCACCTACTGGCTTACGAGCAAGAATAGACCATTTTTGACCATCCCATTGTCTAGTAGTCCCATCAGCAAACTCACGTACTTCAGGAGCTTTTGCACCAGTGCCTTCAACAGGCATAATCTTACCGTCAGCAGTTTTTTGATATATAACTCCAGCAGGCAATCCTAATGCAGCAGCTTCTTCTTTTGTTAACACACCACCTTGTCTGCCAGCACCCATCGGAGCCTCAAATACAACTCGACCTGTAGGATCAACTAATACTTCACCAGGCTTTGCTGACGTTAATCTAGGCTGACGTTTCTCTTGCTCAAGATCAGCAATAATACGCATAGCACCAGGTAAGTTAGTGTCAATAATCTGCGCTAACTCTGGATACTTCAACTTTAATTGTTCTGCACCTTGTAAAGTTCTTTGCTGCTGTAGCATTTGCTGAGCATCCATTCTTTGCTTGATGCCACCTTGATACGCACCACCAGCACTCTCGAATCCACCTGCTACTGCACCTAAAATGTTTTGCAATGCTGAACGTGGAGGGCCATAAGCACTCATTCCTCTAGCCAATGCAATACCAGCACCTAATAATCCCTGTATCTGCGCTCTTTTTTGTAACGCAGCAGTTTCGTCAACACCTAATAAGCCTTGATATGCTCTAGGTAAAGTTCCGAACGGTGTTAAATCTTCAATTGCCATATATCACCTAAATTAGTGAAATCGGTTGACCGCCAACTACGGATTGTTTGTACGGATCCATTGCTGCAACAAAATCGTAAGGCTTAACTCCACGACCTGCTTGCAAAGGAACTGGAGCAGACTGAGGCATTTGTTCTGGAGTTAGTAAACTATTAGTGGCATTTAATGCTTGAGCTGTCATCATTGGATTTTCGTAAGCAGATTTACCTGCCATACCTATCTTATCTAAAAATGATGGACTTGCAGCTTGTCCTATAGATTGATTTATTGGGAATCCACTTGCTCCACTAGACACTGCATTACTTAATGAATTTGCTCCAGCAAAAGCAGGAGATGCACCGCCAGATAAACCAGGTATTGAATAAGGAGTAGTAGCAACCTGTCCAGATAATGCTGGAGCTGCGCTAGATACAAGACCAGGAATAGCATAAGGAGTAGCGGCAGCAGCAGTTTGTCCGGCTAATGCAGGGGCAGCACTAGAAACAAGACCAGGTATTGCGTAAGGAGTCGCAGCAGCAGTTCCGGCAGCAGTTCCAGCAGTCCCTGCGGCAGTTCCGGCAGCACCAGCAGCTCCACCAACACCTAAAGCAGCCCCACCAGTATAGCCAGCAACAGCACCAAGCAAAGCACCTTGTAACGGGTTGTTAGGCTTCATTAAAGCACCAGCCGCAGCACCTATAGCTGGAATTAAAAGTGGCGCACCCATTATTTACCCCCTTGCTGAGTAGTCGTACTAGTACCACCAGAAGGTACACTAGTGAATAGATTCGTGAATTGCTGTAGCTTTTGCTGTGGCAGAGTTTGTTCGTAGTTATAACGGTTGATAGCGTCTTGCAGAGCTTTCTGCTGATATGACTCAACGCCCTGACCTGCTGTCAGTAACTTCTGAATATCTTGGTAATCAGCCTGAGCATAAGCTGGCGCACCTTGTACAGCAGCCATTTGTCTGCCACGCTCTGCCTCAGCAGATTGATACGCTAATTGACCTGCACTTTCCGCTAGATTGCGACCGAATATATCTTGAGCCTGACCAACTTGCTGACCCATTGCGCTAGAGCCATAACGACCCATTGATGAAGCCTTAGACTGTAAGCCTTGTACGCCACGAGTATATGCTTCTTCAGCCTGACGAGTAGTTCCTGCTAATGCACCTTCCAAGAATGGATTAACGCCTCTACCTTGAACTGTGGAGAGATATTCTTGCTGCGCTGCTTGCTGAATTGGAGAACCTGATATAGCTCGTTGTTGAGCCGCCTGTAATGCTTGTGTCGTAGCTTCACTAGGAGATACATAAGTCTGACCAGGAAAGAATTGCGCTCCAGGTGCTTGGTACTGACGTTTAGCTTCCTCAAGACCATAAGTTACATACGGCTTAATGCTCTCGTCTATCCCGCTTGTTGTGGTTGACCCACCGCCTCCACCGCCCATATTACACCTCGCAAATCCACTGTTTAGGACGGAAACCTAATTGTTTCGCCCTACGTTGCCAACCTTGTCGATGGCTAGAGAAAGTTACATATTTTGCATTAGCTTGACTTGCCAAGCCTTTTATGTATTTTAGCCCATCTTCAACCATTTGATAATCATTTTCTAACGTCCAAGCCGCCCAAACGTGTAGATGTAGTCCAGATGGCTGCAATATGAAGAAGCCACCGAACCTCTGCTCCTTCAAAACTACCCATAGAAGTGATCTATTAGATATTAAATCTGCATAGACATCTTCTACTATCCAATCCTCTGGGCTATACCCTTTAATTTTGTCTAATGGTGCTTTAATTGATGCCCACCATTTCCGAATATCTGCTACTGGTATATGTCTAAATTCCATTAGCCCACCACAATGTAGCCGTATGTCTTATCTGCTGTGTTATTAGACCAATGCGTCAAAGTAGCACTCCCTTGAGTTTGTGAAGAAACGTATATGTTACTTGTAGCTGATGGAGCTATATATTGCATTGTCGCTATAACGCTAGGTACAGATGGTCTTGTAGGACTTGTGCTAGTACCATAATGCTCAATAGATATACCAGTATTAGAAACACGCCACATTATCTCAACATAATCATTGGCTTGCAATTCTAAAAAGAAATTAATTGCTGCAATCATGTGGCTAGGATCGCCAGCACTTTTACGAGTCGTTAATCCAAAACGACTATTTGAGCCAGCTATATCTGTTCCATTTTTTCTAAACCATACATCTACTTCTTCAGAATCATTATGGTTATTCTTAAACTGAATAGAAAACTGAATGTTATATATGCCATAATTTCTGACGTTCATTCTTGAGCTATTCGATAGATATACTCCGTTAGAATAGTCAGTGGTGTTTAACGTTATTGCGTAAGCTGTAGTCGTATTAGCAGCAGTTTGATCTGTAGTATCCTGAAACGCACCATAAGGAGCTGCATCAGCCTCAGCAGCATTACTTATAGGAACCAAGAATATCAAGCTCTCTTTGCCTATACGGCTGTCGTATATAGTCGTTGTAGTCACATTGCCTGTGGCTAAAGTTACCTTGCCAGTGTTATTCGTCTTACCGTCCATAATCCCACGAACGACCTCAGCAACCTGTCGCTGATCCCCACCAAAAGGAGGTAACGTCTGAAACTGGACTGTTCTCGTCATCGAGTACCCTGACCTGCTATGTCTATTTCAACCGCTACAGCCGTTCTCCAGTTACCACTAGGACTAGTTTTAACCCTGTGATACCTACCTGCCGAACGCAGCCCACAGCGACCCTCAGAATCAGCTACAGACGCATCTCCGAACGTAATAGCATCAGACAATAGCTCACGACTTGCGACCGCTACAGAGCCGCTACCAGCGTCCACAATAGGTCTGCCTAAAGTAATGACTGAATGACCAACATCTATGTCACCTGACGTTAAAGCAGCCTGTTTGTATTGACCGCTAAAGGTAACAATATTAGGGCCTCTCGTTGCAGACAATAACAATAGACCACCAACCCACTGACGATCATCCAAAGAGATACCTAGTGAGTCTATGCTTGCGCTAAATACGTCTAATCCTTCTAGCGTTACAGATGGCGTTAGAGCAAACGATACGCTATCAGCAGTAGTCTCTGCATACGACCATTTTTGTAGCGAGATGTTATAAATCAGCAGTAAATTGTCACCATTCTGTGCAGGAAACAGCCAAGTAATCAGGCGTTTCTCAGTATCTATAGCAGATGACATTCCTAACTTAACTGCTGTTAGGTTAGCGTTATCAAAGAACCATCGATCTATCTTTTCTGTACCAATTCCTTTGGTTGTCTGACCGTCACACACGTAAAAACCATCGTCTGCTAGGAAATATGTTAATCCTGCAAAGTTTATGATTGATCCGGCAGAAATACAGCCTAAAGTACGGTTAATAGCGTCAAACTGGAAGAAATACGGACTACCTGCATACGTCATACGGTAGATTGCACGTTCTAAGAATACGATTCCAAACTCACCACCCGCTAATCCTGTGATGTCACCACCGTCAGGCATTACCTGAGAGTCAGCTTGACTAGCAAGACCAGCAGTCCAATCTGTTTCATCGTTAATATCAGACCAATAAACCTTGTTTTCTTCGCCAGCTACGTTAGCAGCGACTACAAAGTCCTTAACTACAGTTACATACTTAGCTTCTGGAGCATCAGCAGACAAATCTCCTGCATAAGTCGATGAATTTAGCGTGAACGACTGTAATTTATCCGTTCCGTTAGCCATAATCATCTTTGCACCATACTGCGTAACGTCCCAATACTCAATATTTGTATATCCAGAAGTAGTTAATGGAGACATTGCACGAGTTCCGGCAGTATATTTATACAAATTACTAGCAGAAGCACCAAATAGTGATACCGTTCCTGCGTATTTACCCGCAAAACACGTCAATAAATCAGCATTAGCATCGTCAGAATACTCAACTTCATCAAGAAGTGGAGCATATCCATTAGTAACTGGATAACAGTTAACTGCACCAGTTAAAGCACCTGTAACTCCAGGCTGATCTGGTAGCCATTCACCAAATATTATTCGTTGTTTAGCCATTATTGCCTTGTCCAAGTATCAGATTGCGATGAAACTACTGTCCATGTGTTATCGCCAGAAGGAACGATAGTCCAAGTATTCGATTGTTCTGTGACGTTATCCCACTCGTCACCAATTACCTGACCGTCTGCGCTTATATCAGCATTTCCTTCTATGTCAGCTATTGCGTTCCATACAGCAATCGCTAAACATGAAACCTCTGCTAGAGCATCTACCGAAGCGTTACCACTATAATCAACTTCGCTACTTGATGTTACCGTAGCTGCCCCATCAATAGCAGCAGTTCCTACCTGAACTCGTATGCCTTCAGCCGTAACCGTAGCATCACAGGAAATATCACCAGTAAAGAATACAACTCTTAAAGCCTGAGCTGTAACCGTTGCTGTGCCGTCTATAGCAGCTGTAGCATTGATTACTAAACCACCGTTAGCAGTAACCGTAGCAGTACCAATTATTGCGCCTGAAGCACTGTAAATAATGCCACCAGCAGCACTTACGGTAGCTATGCAAGATATATCGCCAGTACCGAAATACAATATTCCACCATTCGCTGTTACTGTCGCAAAAGCGTCAATACTAGCTGACCCAGTAACAATACCTCCACCACCACTAGTTAGTGATGAGTATGGTTCCTGCGAGTAAGCAGAAAATCCAAACATCTACAAAACCACCCATCTTGATCCGTTAGGAACAGTTACGCTAATTCCGTTAGGTAATGTAATAGGGCCAGCACTCATAGCAGAATATCCACTAGGAACAGTGTAGCTAGTGGATACCGTTAGATTGTTGATTATGAAACCGTTAGACGCACCTACTTGTTCTGCATAAGCAGTATTTAAAGCATCTTCATGAACTGACTTGCCAGCAGGATACGTAGCAAATACGTCTTTGCTGTTAGATGCAAACGATATAGGAGATGTATTGCCAGAACTATTAGCCAGTACAGTATCACGAGATAATGTAGTACCTGACGATGTGTACGTACCGATACCTACTTCCCATGTGCTAGCAGTGCTATCAACAATAGAATAGTAGGTAGTATTGCCATTACCAATTACAGCAAAGGATTGAAACCCAGAAGCAGCACCAGCAAGCGTTAGCGTACCAGTGCCAGCAGTGGTAGATGTTTCCTTTACACGATCTGCGACAACTAGTGGCATTATTTACCCCTTACGCCAGAGTTACGCTAAGACCGCCAATAGCTATCTTAAAGATATCTCCAGATGATATAGTTTTCGATGTGTCTAATGCTGTGTGATAAAGCAAGTTACCGCTAGAAGAAGCATCAAGAATACCGATCCAGCCAACTGTACCCCATGAGCCAGAAGCCTGTGCAAACTCAATCGCAGCACTGTTAGTAGATACACCGTTACTAGGCGCACCCATCGTTACAGCAACTCGTGCATAAGAACCACCAGATACTTCAGTGCCAGTATTAGCGTCAGTAGGATCAGACGTATAAAGACCCATGTAAACGGTAGAAGGACTTGTATAGCTCGTATTACGCAAGGTAGCGTTAATCAGAGCGTTTTCTAAGTAGTTCGACATTTCTGCCATGATTTACCTCACGTTATAGTTCATTGACATTGGCTGACCACTGTACTCACTACTCTGGTCTGCAATCGTTATTGATGATATTGCTCTATCGTACAAACTAGCCCAAGTCTGTAATCTTGCGTCATTCATTAGATACGGTTCTGCCTCACCTAAA